AGCAGGCACAAATTCTTATGTGCCGCGACAAGCGCATCGTGGGTGTCAGCACTCAGACTAAGGCCAACCTTGAAGAGTTCCTTCGCGATTTCGTGCTCCAGAGAGGTGACACGCTCCGTTCGGCAGACTTGTCTGCTGCGACGGACCGTCTCTACCAAGAAGTGGGCAGAATCGTGATGGAAAGGCTGGCGTCTGGACTTGGATACACACTCGATGAGGTTGCCATCCTGACAGAAACGGTAGGCAGAACCATCGTCAGCTCCGACGACGACCCTGAGGGGAAGTCGACAGAAGGGAGGGGGCTGTTGATGGGCCTGTCTATCAGCTGGGTTGCTCTTAACCTTATGAACCTGTGGGCCTATGACTCTGCACTCGCTGAAACAACGGGGCATGAGCCATGGGACAGGCACGTTCGGAAGTGGAGCGAAGCCAGCGTCAGGGTTTGCGGTGATGACTTGTTCGGTCGCGGCGGGCCACGTATCTCTCCATCCTACAATAAGCACCTTGCACTCACGGGGGCCGCTATCAACGCTTCGAAGGATTATGACTCCACCAGAGGTGGCATATTCCTTGAAGTCGCGTATGCGGTCGTGCCCATAAAGGGAGGCAAGGGTGCTTGTCGGGTGGAGCAGATGGACGTGATCCCGCTCGGCGCACTGTTGGGAGATGTGCCCCTCGTGGGCAACCTCGGTGACATAGTGCGCTTCGCGATCGACGGACTTAGTATCAAGAGTAGAGCGAGAGGGCTCAGCATTGGCAGAATATTCCACGCTGCTGAGATCCTCAAATACCGTGAGAAGACGGGACTCCCACTGGAGTGCCCGCCATTCATGCCGGGCCTCCGCTGGCCATGTGCAGGCAGGGCAGAAGGGAGGGCATGGGACCCGCGAAAACGCGAGTATGCCCCCTGCACTGCACTGACGCCAGACGGACAGGCCCTGATGAAGATGCCGAGGAGATTCAAGGGTGTAGCAGCCATGCTCAATGGTCTTGCAATGCCGGTAGGCAAGAACAGTGACTTTTGGTTGCTTGCACCCAAGTTCTTCGGTATCTACGGTAAGCTCACTCTGCACAGCGTCCACGCCAAAGGTGGCGATACGGCGGACGCTGTGCGACAAGTCCGAAGTGTATTGAACGATCTTCCTATCGGGGAGGTGGCATGGAGTGACGGTGAGGCAATCAACTTTATCAACCCAGAGCTTGCGCTTCAAGAAGGCAGGCTGAAGTTGTTTGGTGGTTACCTCCCGCTCGACTACGCTGTGAAGAGCTCGATCGCCGCTGTTTCCAGAAGCGAGCAATTTCGCAGCGGAGTCGTCACAAAATGCGTTTGCAAGGGCATACGACTGACTCACGAGTCTGGCCGACTGCTTGCAACTGTCAAAAGACTGCTCCACGCACACTACGGTACCGCCGAAGCAAAAGCTGACGGCAGGGGTATCGGTGTGCGCAGGGTGGTCCTCGGCAGGAGCGAGCTGTGGGACCCGGACTCCATCGTTGAACGAGTCGGTAGGTCTGCCCGTGCAATCCTCATCCC